TGCAGAATGACCCGAATGGTACTTTGGCGCTGCTTTCACAGCACTATGGTGTTGCACAGCAACCCTCTGAAGAAGAGGAACTGTACATGGACCCAGTGGAGAAACAGTACCGACAGTTAGACCAGCGTCTAGCGGCTTTTGAGCAACAAAAGGCGATGGACCAGTTGGAGAAAACTGTTCAGTCTCTGCAAACACGATACGGCTCGGATTTTGATGCCAATGAAGTTGTAGCCAAGGCTCTCGCCATTGGCTCTTCGGATTTGGAAGCAGTTTACAAGCAAGTGGCGTTTGACAGGTTGTATGAGGACGCTTTGGCTGTTCGCCATCTTCGTGAGAAGAAGGCTCAAGAACAGACACAAGTTACTCAGGCAAAACGTCAAGCATCGGTTGTGAGTAACGGCTCATCAGCATCTAGCGCCGATGTATCGGCTAAACCAATCACATCATTGCGAGATGCCTACGAAGCCGCAAAACGGCAACATAGCGTCTAGCGTTTAACCCTAAGGAGAAATATCATGGCTAACGCCAACTTTGATGCGCTTCTGTCCACAACCCTTGCTAACTACCGTTCGCAATTGACAGACAACGTATTTACTGCCCGCCCACTCACCTACACCTTGATGGACAAGGGTCGCATCCGTATGCTTAACGGCGGTACGAAGATTGTTGAACCACTCATCTACGGTCAGAACTCAACTGTTGCTTCATACAGCGGTTACGATTCGCTTGCCTTGACCCCACAAGAGGGTATCTCGGCTGCTGAGTACGACTGGAAGCAGTACGCTGCTTCTATCGCAATTAGTGGTATCGAAGAAGCCAAGAACAACGGCGAACAAGAAATCATCAACCTTTTGGAAGCAAAGATTATGCAGGCTGAAGAGTCCATGCGTGAATCCTTCAACCAGATGTTCTTCGGTGACGGAACTGGCAACAGCGGAAAAGACTGGAACGGCCTTGGCAACTTGGTTGAGTCCGGCAACACCGTTGGTGGAATCAACTCCAGCACCTACTCGTACTGGCAGTCAAAAGAAGAGAACACTGCAACTGCATTGACTCTTGCTCAGATGTCCACGATGTACAACAACGTTTCGGTTGGTAATGACCACCCAGACACCTTGTTGACAACTCAGACGTTGTTTGAGAAGTACGAAGCACTGCTTCAGCCAAACCTCCGTTACACGGACACCAAGACTGCAGATGCTGGATTCCAGAACCTGTTGTTCAAGGCTGCTCCTGTAATGTACGACGTACACTGCACCGCAGGCGTGTTTTACTTCCTCAACAGCAAGTACATCACCTTGGTTGGTCACTCCAACAAGTGGTTCTCGCAGACCGAGTTCATTAAGCCAGAAGACACCGATGCTCGTTATGCGCTCATCATGTGCTACGGCAACCTGACAGTACGTAACCGTGCCAAGCAGGGCAAACTCACGGCAAAGACCGCCTAAGTTAACTAACCTAAAAGGAGAATGAAATGCCACTATTAGCAAACAGCACAGACGGTGCGGTAACACGTAAGCGTCTTGAAGCATGGGCAGCAAAAGAAGAGAAGGTAACTGTTGTTGCCGCTACTGATGCAGCCACCGTACAAACAGCAGCAACGCTTGCTGGTGCAGCACGGACACTATACACAATGACCCCAACGGCAAGCCGTACCTTGACCACACCAACTGGTGCGGAACTTGGTGCAGCGTTCACAGACGAGGGTGTTGGTTCAAGTTACCAATTCACCGTAGTTAACGTGGCAGCAGCAACCCACCCAATCGTGGTAACTGCTGGTGCTTCTGGTGTAACACTTGTTGGTGCATCTGCAACCTTCTCGGTTGCCGCAGCATCATCGGCAACGTATGTTGCGGTATTCACTGCAGCAAACACGGTAAGCATTTACCGAGCATAAGTAATCTGAATCGGGGGGTGGAGGCCACACTCCACTCCCCTTTTCTTTTAAGGAGAATCATGCCAGTAAAGTATCGAATTCTTGACAGCCATGCGAGTGCAACTCCAAAGGCTGGAAAAACAACTTCTACTTACCCAAAGCGTAAATCAAATAAATCATCCAAAAAAATGAAATCATCTAGCAAAGGAATGTACTAATGGCAAATCCAAATCGAATGGTCAGGTCAACTGGTGGGGCTGCACGAAATGCAATCGGCAAGGCTTATGTAAAGCCAAAGATGGCTGGCACATCTGCAGCAGGTATGGGTCGTGGTCGTGCAGACAGCATGCCAAAGGCTAAAGCCAAAGGACCAGGCAAAGATGCCGCTTACAAGCCAGGCGACATGTTCCGTTCAGGCCGCATTGTTCAACCAGGTGCCGCATCTGGAAAGCCAAAAGCAAAGTCAAGTGGCGCTGCTGCAAAAGCAGTTGCCGCTGGTCGTGCAAAAGCAGCAAGTCGTGCAAAGACGAATGCAGCAGGCAGGGGTAAGAGTGCTTCGCAAGATATGAACAAGCGTCCAGTAAAGGCTCTTTACAAGAATAAATAATTGTTAGTTACCTTCGCAGGTAACAAACAAGGCTATTGGTATATGAAAAATGCCAAATTAGCACATTCAATGTACGGACAGCCCGTGGCTGGTATCCGACTTGCCCCGACAGCGGGTGCCAAACTGGCACCACCTTCTGCGCCCTACATTGGGCGCAATCGCTGTATAGCCAACGACGACACCTGTGAAGGTCCGAAGGCACGGGGCACTGATTTCTGTATTGGACATCTACGTTCTAAAGGCGAGGCTAAATGAGCATTACCCTTACACAACTCCGTACACAAGTCAGGAACATGGTTGACCTAGACGAAACCGACCTTCCAGACAGCATTGTTGACCAGTTCGCTCGTGAAGGCTTTCAGCGCATCTACTCACTTGAGCGCAGGTGGCCGTATCTACAGGAGACTTACACATTTAACACGGTTGCTAACCAGCGTGAATACACCGTTGCCACTATCGGTGATATTCGAGAAATCATTTCTGTTGTGGATACGAGCACCTCGGGTGCTCGGTTAACTTTGATTCCATATGACAACGCCGAAGAAATTTGGCTTGGGAACACAGATGTTCCCAGCCGACCGTACTTCTTTTCTTTCTGGGATAAGAAGTTACAGTTGTGGGCTAAGCCTGATGCAATTTACCCAATCACTGTTCGTGCTTATCGTAACCCTGTATATACATGGCTAACGAACACAAGCGAAACCATTGACCTTGATGAGTGGTTTCATGCACTGCTTCCTTACTTTGTGATTGCACGGGTTTATCAGCGTCAGGAAGACTCTGATTTGTCTGCTATGTACATGCGTTCATTTGAAGAAGGTGTTGGGCTTGCTCGCCGTGACTTGATGAAAGCATCAAGTGCACAGCCGGTTATTATGTCTGCTGGTCGCCAGTATCCAACTATGCGTCGCTGGTTGCAGACGCTCGGGGCGACACTTGGGCAATGAGTGCTGTATCTGTTGAACGCTACGACGACTTCACTGGTGGTCTAAACCTTCGGGCTGACCAATTCCAGTTGAAGCGCAATGAGTCACCCGACATGTTAAATGTCGAGGTTGACCCACGTGGTGGATTGTTTACTCGTGGTGCAATCCGTGAGATAAACTCAACAGCAATTGCAGGAACATGGACACCACATAAACTGTATTCATTCCCTGGTGCAACACCGCACTTGATGTTGGCTAATCACACAAAGGTGTACAAGTCAACTGGTGGAAACTTCACTACTCTGCAGTACTCATCTGGTAATGATGTGACCGCAGCACAAACCCATGGTTCATGCATGGCTGCATGGGGCAAGACTTTATATCTAACAACTGGTACCGCAGGTAGCGGCGGTTATTCTTGGGTTACCACAGATACATACGCTACTGCTTTGACTGCTTCTGGTTCGTCTCCCCATGCGTGGCAGACTGCACCAACTTCATCGGAACATAAGATGCCAACGGCTGAGCACATTATTGTTCATGCGAACAAGATGTTTGTTGCGAACACAACAGAGGCTGGTGTGGCACATCCTAATCGTGTTCGTTGGTCACTTGAATCAATCCCAGACAACTGGGATGCAGATGACTACATTGACTTTGAGGGTGGTGGAGAGGGCATTACTGCACTTGCTGTAGTTAGCGGTCAACTTGTTGTATTCAAACAAACAGCAATGTTTGTTGTGTATGGTTATGACTCGACAGACTTTAGGGTTGTTCAATTGTCACCACAACTTGGTGCACTACAACATGAGCATGTTGCTGTTGCACCAAACGGTGTTTATTTCTTTTCACATCCACAAGGATTGTATTTTTACAATGGAACCCAGATAATTGATATTTTTGCAAACTTGAAATCAATGTATCCAGATGGATATATCAACTCTACAGCAGATGACAAGATAAGTGTTTCTTATGTCAATGACCGTGTTTGGCTTTCGATGCCATTTTCTAAAACAACATCCGTTGATTACACATCTATTTCTTTTGTTTATGACCCAACAATCAACAATGGAACTTATGTTGCCCACAAGACTGCAGATGGTTATGGTCTAATCGGTGGAACCGATTGGACTAATGCTTCTGGTGAATCCAAGCCATATTTAATTCATCCAACCATTCCACGTGTTTTTGAAGTAGATATCTACAACGAAGAAAAAGATTTAATTGCAACCGTTGAATCAAACTTTGAATCATATTATCGAACTGGCTGGGTGGATGGTCGTTCTTACTCAATGAAGAAGATGTGGCGTAGACCAGATTTTGTTATTAAACAAACAGACACTGCTCGACAAATTAACGTAAAAGTGTTTCACAACTTTGAAGAAGCAATTGGTAACGAAAGAAAAACATTTAATATTTCACTTGATGCATCCGCCGGCGGAATGCGCTGGGGTGAAGGTTACTGGGGGGTTGGCGAATGGGGTGTTGGTGCAGTTGGTGCTCAGGTTGTAAGGGGTTCAAATCTTGGTTTAGCACGTGCCGTGCAATTGTTGTTTACTGGCCCAGTTGGTTTGTTCTGGGGAATTGACAGCATTGCATACAAGTTTAATACACGAAAGGTTACTGGATAATGGCTATTACGATTACACACACTTTTACTAACGGCACAATTGCCGAAGCAGCAGAAGTCAACACAAACTTTAATGACATTGAAAGTTATGTTAATGGTTTGTCCGATGGAACAAACATTGATTCATCTGCTATTATTGCTGCAAAATTGGCGACCAATTCTGTTACCACAGCAAAGATTGCTGATGGTGCTGTTACTTATGCAAAACTTGACTCGACAACGGTTATTCCAACCATTTCTCAGGATGACCAAATTATTCTTGGAGCGCAAATTTTCGGATGAAAGAACCACTCCACATTCCTGCAATCACTGCACTGTCTTCTGTGGATGCTACGGCTATCCGTCAGATTACCTTGTCGTTGGTTGAGGCAATTGAAGACATTAAAAAAGAGGTGGAGACTCTAAAGAGTCGTCCACAGACCAGTGCGTACACAAGGCAAAGGAACAATAGATAATGGCTTACGACCCAAGTATGTTCGAGGCACGACGTCGTGGACTAATGGAGAATTACTCCACAACTGGTGCTGCTAATTTATACAGCAACTTCCTTACTAGGCAACGTGGAAACAGAAACCTTGCGGACATGCGTCAAGACTTTGACAAGGCAGCACCAAGGGTTGTTGCTGCTTACGGTGAAAGGAACTTGAATGCACCAAACATAAAGTCTGGTGCTTTTGCAAGAGCAATGAAAGAGTTTGCACAGAACAGAATCAAACAGGAATCTCGTGCACAACAGGACTTGGCTCAGGGAGACCAACAATTCAATTTGGGAATGGCACAACTGGGTGCTGGCTACAGGGGTAGTTTGGCTGACCTTGAAGCAGAGAAGGCTAGGGAGATAGAACAAACTGCAGCAGAATTATTGAGACTAAGGAGTGGTTACTAATGGTTAATCCGAACACAATGGGTAAGGGCAAGGTTCGTACATACGAACCGTTGCTTAACCGTGCGCCAGCAGGTCGAGTTGTTGCCACTGCAGCAGCGCCTCCAGTTGGCGGTGCCATGACCGCTATGAGCCGTGAACCTGCTCTAAACAGAGTCGGCCTAAGTCCGACTGTTGCTCCGACAACATACAGAACCAAAGCAATGCGTGACGCAGAAATAGAAGCAGCAGTAGATAAACAGTACGGACAAATTTTTGGTGCTGGTTATGGTGGTGCTGGAGTTGGTGGAATTCAAACACCCTTTCAGCAAACACTTGGACTTCTTGGCAGTCCCGGTGGAGGTGGAGGTGGTGGTGGTATGACCGCAGCGCAAAAAGCAGCGTTGCTTGGTGCGCAACTTGACCGTGATAAGTTCAACTACAACAAAGAACAAGACGCTCTTACTTTAGCAAAACAACAACAAGCACTTCAGCAAATGCAAAATCAATTGTCTACTGGTGCATACCGTGGAAACATTGATGAGTTGCTAAAACTTATTACAGGAATGGAAACAACTGGTGAAAAAAACATTGGTGATATTTACAATACCTCTGTTGGTAATATTGGACAGGGTTATGACGCAGCAACTGGTTTACTAACCAAGGGTTACGACGCTGCAGACCAATATCTTCGAGATAACCCAAACGACCCATACGCTAATCTAACTGCATCGACTGTGAACGTAACAAATCCAATGGAACAGTTCTTGCAGGCGTATGGTGTGTCTAGCCCAGATATTCAGGCACAAGTTGCCGCAGAGCAACTTTCCGCCAATCAGGGTTCAAACGCTTACAACGACTTTGTTAAGATGTTAAGCGGTGCCTCACAGCAGTCCGACAAGTCACGACTTGCCGAAATGCTGATGGCACGGAACATGGGCAATGTTGGTCTAGGTCAACAACGTGCTGCTTATCAGTCTCAGGCTGCTAACCAGCAACAGCAGGCAATGGCTGCTCTACAGCAACAGATTGCCCAGGCTCGATTCGAGCAGGAGTCCGCAGCAGGAAACAGGCAGCAAGATTTGATAAATCAAATTATTGCTGCTGGTGGTAATCCAAACGTAGGTGTCCCTGTAATACCCACTACACCGCCAGCAGGTGGCGGCTCCCTGGTCTCTCCAGATGTACTGGCACAACTCCAAGCAGAACTCGGTGGGATGAATTTCGGAAACATCTTCGGGTAACGAAAGGCATATAGAGTATGGCACCACAGCAACCAGTTAACCCTAATTTCATGACAATGCTGCCTATTTTGGCTCAGTACATGAACCGCAAGGGAGGGGCCAACTCTGGGGATATGTCCAATATCTTCAACGAGTTAATGGGTCTAATGTCCAATTCGTACACAGAGCCATCCCAGATAAGCGATGAGGAGATTCTGCAGACCTACGCACCACAGACCAATGCCATCAGGAACAGCGACGACCCAATCCTCCAAGGAATCCTTGGAGATATTGAGTCTGGAACCCCAGCCATAAAAATTAAAGAAGCAATCCGCAAGGGTGTGTATGACACTGGAACCATTACCCTGGCTACACCTGATGACCTTTCGATGTACGACTCACTTGTTGATGACCTGCTTTCCGAAAAGAAAAACGTTGACCAAGAGCGATACAAGATTGCCAACAAAGAAACAATCTATGAGAAGTATGGATTGCCAGACCCGAACGAACAGTTTGACCCACAACAGTTGTTCCCAGATGTGTACGCAGGTTTAGACGCACAAGAGGCTGTAGCAAAACAGGGTGTTGATGCTCGCACGAAAGCAATCAGGGATAAGTACATGCCCAAAAAGGGTTCAGAACCTTATAGGCGTAGTCTTTCTTTGGAGGACCTCGCAAAAGGAAAAGGATTTGGCTACACAGACTTTGCCTCTGGCAAAGTTGATAAGTCTTTGTTTCCTAAAGCAAAAACCACAACAGATATTCAAGGTTACAAAACACTTGCAAATCAACTTAGTCAATATGCAAAGGGTAAGCCGGTGCTTGATGCACAGGCTACATACGATACTGGTAAAAGCGTTTTCTTTAATGATGAAACGTACAGAAGGAAACTTGCAGAACTTGAAGATATGAGTGGACTCAAAATTGCCTCTCCACTTTCAATGACCAAAATGTCTAGTCAAAAAGAAAAAGGCAATAAAGCAAAAATGAACTACGAGATGGAACTTGCTGGTGCTCCAGCAACCAACTTGAAAGTTGGTAACACTGGAGGTGCAGTAACTGACCTTGGTGTAGACAATCTTCGTGACCCAGTATTGCAACAACAAAAAATTAAAGAATTGCTTACGAAGAGAGTTCAGGAAGGTTTGGCAGCAAGAGGAGAAACACCGTTCAATCAAGCGTTACTTAATAGAATCGTATTGAACACATCCATGGGCAAGTAATGGCCACACAACAAGATTTACTTAATGCACTTCAGGGGCTGACACAGCAGTCCTATACACGCTCTGCTCCTACGCAGATGCCCAGTGTTGCCCCAACGGGTCGAACGGCTACGCCACCTGCTGCAGCATCCAGGTTTCCTACCCTTACGTCCACTATCGCAGGCGCACCACAAGTTGGTGGTTCGCCCGCTGTACGTATGAAGTCCAATCAACTTACCAACTACGCAAAGCAACAGTCGGTTAGTTATCCAAAACTTACAGACCAAATCAACAGCGCTGCCGCTGGCAAAAGTGAACCATCTGGTGCGCTTGGAGTTCTTGGGAACATACTCAACAACCCAGTTGCCAAGGTGGCACTTGCACCGTTGATGGTTCTTGACACTGGTCGTCGTGCAGTAATCTCTGGTGTTCGTGAGGTGGCAGATATTCTTGACACCGATAAGAACACGAAAGCATCTTTGGGTGATTGGTTCAATCAAACCAAAGATGTAACCTACGGATTTGGTACAGCATTCCCAATGAAGGGAAACTGGGGTAGGGCTGTTGGTTTGTTCGGTGACTTGGTTCTTGACCCAATCAACTGGTTAACACTTGGTACTTCGATACCAGCAACCGCTGCTCTCAAGGTTGGTGCTACGGCTAAGGGTATTGCAAGCAAGGCTGTTGTTGAAACAGCAGAAGAACTTGCCGCTCTTGGTCCAGCATACATAGAACGAGCAGTAGCAAAAGAAGTTGCTGCAGAAGCAACACGTGTAGCAAGTGCTCAAGAGGGAAGGAAACTTAGGGCTTTAATCGGCAAAAGAATTACTGGTCGTACCTCTCGCACCAATCTTGCCGGCCTTGCCGACAAACTTGGTGCATCACCAGAACTTGTGCAAGATGTTGCAAAACGAGGAAGAGTTGCTCTTGATAGCACTGTTGAGGGTCAGGAACTTGCAGCAAAGATTGGTCTCAAGAAAACTGGTTTGTATATTGCAGGCACACAAAAGAGGATTCCATTTACTGGTCCAGTTGCTGAAGCAATTCAGACTGGTTTAGTTTCTTCTCGTGTCGGCATCATGGGTAGCCGTCCCTTGGAATGGCTGTCTGAAAACTTTATGCCGAAAGGAACGTCGGCATCTAGGAACATGACTGAACTTCGTCGTGGTCTTGCAACTGGCAAGATGTACATTAATGGAAGATTGCAGAAGATGGACCCACAGATTGCTCAGTGGGCTGTTCGTCTTGAGGGTGCAGACCAGGCAGCACGAAGTCTACAGGCACAGATGCTTGACAGTTATGCAAAGATTGTTGCACCATTGCTTGAAGAACCGGATGTTAAGGCTGTTGGTGCAGACTTCTACAAGTTCTTGGACACTCCAGAGTTTAAGCCTAATGGTGCTTTGAACTGGCCACGCCAGTTATCCCCAACCGAAAGAACTGCATACAACAAACTTCGTGCAGCATTCGAGGGTTGGCGGGTTGACATTGAATCTAAGTATCAACTGGTAGACCCAAACTTCCAAATGAAGGGTATCAAAGACTACCTGCCTCACCTTATGACAGACGAGGCACGTGATTGGCTCAATAGCATGTCATCCGCAAGAGCGGAAGACATCTTGAAGTATCTCAAGGTAAACATGACAGACCCGACTGCATCGTTCCAGTCACGAAATCTTGTCAAGGGTGCAGAGTTTTTTGGAAAGACATTGACCGAAGAGGATGTGCTCGGCGGGCTTGATGCACTGAACAAGATAGCACGTGAATCCAATCGTGGTTTCAAAGGACAGTTCTTCGAGACAGACATCAACAAGATTATGCAGAAGTATGGTGAGCACTTTTCTTCGCAGTATGGAACTGCGGAGTTTATGCGTATTGCCAAAGAGGGTGGAATGCTTTCTGAATCTGTTGCAATGGGTTCGGTCACAAAGGAATGGATTAGGTCAATTGCTGACCACGCCAAGATGCTTGAGGGTGCAGTAACTGAGGCACATGCTGAAATGGCTTTGGCTGGAAGAAATGCACTGGGAGCAGTAAAGTTGCACTTGGATTCAATGGCTGCAGAAACTGGTCAAGTTGGCAAACAACTTGACGAGTTGCTAAAGCAAGCAAAAGAAGTTGGAACCCCAGAACAAAGACTTGCTGGTATTCGCAATGCCAAAGAGTTGATGCTGAAGGCATTCAACGACAGAGCAAAAGCATGGAATGCTTTCAAGGATTCGCTTGATGGTCAAACGCATGTTATTGATGTGCTTAACAAAAGTATACAGAACTCTCAAGATACATACGATGAGTTGATGAAGGCTGTTGACGATTTGGTCAACAACTATTCAGAGCGATACTCAAGGATGGGTGTTGGACTAACGGATGCTCCTGGACAAGCACAAGTTGTTGTTGGAACTGGTGGGGAACTAATTGCAAGTGGTGATGAGGTTGCTGAAGTAATCGGAAGAATGTTGACACCAGAAGAAAAAACAACTATTAAGTTGCTCACCGAAAAAACAAAAAACAAAACAATCACACCAGACGAAACAGTAATCCTTAATTCTCTCAGCAATAAGGTTGATGCAAAACTAACAACCGTTGATGAACTCATCAAAACACTTGATAGGAAGATGGAGGCTGCCGCTGCAGCGTTGAAGGACTCACAAGACCAGTGGAATAAAGTTATGCAGTTGCACAACTTTATGGACAACATTATTGCTGGAAAGATTGACATAACAAGTATTGATGGTTCTGATGTTTACGATGAAATTCTTGATGCAATAAGTTACGATGGCAAAAGGGCTAAACGTCTACCCGCAATGAATGCGTTAAACATTAGGAAAGTATGGGGAGCAAAAGAACTTAAGGATATTCCTTTAGAACTAAAACAACTGAAGTCCATACTCGACCCTGACGGTCTTGTGTCCGCAGAAATGTTGTCAAGAATAAAGATATCAGATATACGCAAGCGTTTGGCCAAGCCGGCAGTTACACCGACCGACCTACGTGAACTTCGTGAAGCAGGTATCTGGTTGGTTGTGCGTGACGTGCTAAGTGATTCAGAACTCGCTGGACAGTTGGTAAAAGGATTCCAAGAAGCGTCAACAACTGGTGCAACTCAGACAAGGTTCTCCAACCTTGTTGAGTTGTTGCGACAGGCTGATGCAACAGAGAAATACATCTTTGGTGAGATTGGAGACTCTGGAACAATTGCATATAACAGGTCTGTTCAAAAACTTGCGAACCTGGAATCACAATTAGAACAACTTGATGAAATTTCTACAACATTCGAAATTGATGGCCAAATTGGTTACTTTGGTGATATGGATGAAAAGAAATTAGCCAAATTAAACGAAGGAAGAAAATTAGTAGAAAAAAGAATTACTTCAGAAAAAAAACTACAGGAAAGACTATCTTCTAGATTAAATCGACATGACATGTCTGCACCACAAACAGCAGTAACGCTGAATGGTGTTAGGGATGTTATGGCGGATTTGTCATCTGGTATATCTGAGTACTACTTACACCGTGAAACCGTACACAACTTTAAGCGATTGATGCAGACACTTGATTTGTTCGGAGTTGCACCAACAGAAAATATGTACAACGCAATTCTTTCTGCGGTTGCTAAGCCTGAACTTGACGCTGCTTTAGATTTCATGAATGAATCTAAAGCGTTGAAAGAATTGTTTTCTGATATGTACTCAAAGATTAATAGTTTTGGATTAAGGACAAGAAAATATAGTGATTTAACTCCAGCACAAGTGGCTCAAATAGAAAAAAATCTAATTGATAAAATTGGCGGTGTTCCAACAAATCAGCAACTTCGTGCTGAGTTTGTTGAACAGTTAAAGATAGACGACATCAGTCGCTCGAATATAATGATGGAAGAAATTGCCAAGATTCTGCGAGCACAACCGCCGACAAAGGGTAGGACAACCAAAGAGTTGGAAAAATTGCTTGAACAAAAAAGATTGCTGCAAGAACACTTCCCAGAGATTGAAGCAGTTTGGCTTGAGTCAAGGACTGGAAATATAAACCAATTGTTCTACAAGCATCCAGATGCTCTTTCTCTAGAGAATGCTGTAATTCAAGAACTCCAAAAGGTTGGTATATATAAAGACTTCGGAAGACCTACCACTAGACGAGCCAGAGCAACAACGTTTACTGATGAGGGTGTCGAGGAGTACGTTCCAAAGACTTCAGAATCTGCTGATTATCAATATCAAAAATTAAGAGGACACATCGAAAAATCCATTAATGAATTGATGGAAAAAACCAATAACTCTGATATTGCAAAAGACCTAAAAAATAGGTACGACGAAATCATCAAACAAATGCAAGTAGACAGAAAGTTGGCATCTGACGCTGCCAAAAAAGTTGTTGGAACAAAGAACCAACGTCAACTAAGGAGACGTTTGTCTGCTCTTGCTTCTTCGCAGGATGGTGAGTACGGCTATGTTGGAATGTTGAAGAGGACATTCCGTGGTAGCGAAAAAGCAATGACTGATTTCTGGGGAAGCATTCTTGGTGGAGAAGTTTATGACTTCTCCGCAACCAGAGGTGTTAGGCAGTACAGGACTGTGCTCGAATCTGATTCGTTCTTTGGTCGTCTTGACGCAAGAATCAACAGCAGAATTAACGGACTAACCACTCTTGTCGATGAGCCAAACTTACCTACAGAAGTTTTGCTTGATGGAAAAGTTGGAAACTTTGTTGATGGCAAATACGTTCCTGGTGCTTGGTTGCTCAGAACAGAACTGCGTGGACCCGCAGCGATGGCTAACGCATTGGAAGAACATGCAGATGACCTACTTCGAGTTATTGGAGAGGGCAAGGATTACAACTCCGAGTTAAGGGCTACAGAAAGAAAACTAAAGAGAGCAACGGAAAGGGCTGCAAAGCCTGTTGAAGAACCACAGAAGGTTGCCAAAGAAGCGGCAAAGAATATTGTTATTCAGCAACAACTTGACGATGTTGCTTCAACTCCGCAATACATTCGTGCGCTAAAGCGAGAAAGCGAACACAGATTCGCCTTGCAACTTGCACGACTAGATGAGGAGTCTGCAGTTGCTTTGGGATTTACCAGAGCAGAATGGAACTCTCTGTGGGACGACCCACTACGACCAACGAACATAGCGAGCATACGTTCACAAAGGAATGCATACCTTGGACAGAGGAAAAGACTTCTTCAACAGCGTGGTTCTTTTGCAAGAACTGGTAAGTCAACTGTAGGTTTTGATGACAGATTGCAAAAGATTGACGACAGTCTTCTTGCCGTAGAGGAGCAATTGCTTCAACACGATTCAAGGACTTCTGCTCTAAACAAGTTTGCTCAACTGCATGACGCATTTGGTGATATTAACTTCCAGGAAAGCATCGGTCTAAAGCCAAAGAAAGTAACCAAGACCAAAGTTGACGACTTGGGCTATGGCGAAAACATGGCGAATAAAGGTTCAGTTTTAAAGAACGAACCTTACACATCCGATGAAGCAATAAGAGAGTTTGTAAATCAACGCACTAAATACAACCGACCCCTTATGGTTTATACAAAAGTTTCTGATACTAGAATTCGTAGAAATTTCTTGTCTGAATCTTGGTCTTCTAGCGAAGAGTTGCAGTTGCTGGATGAATACAAGAAACTTGAATCAAAACTTGATACAAGAATGCATGATGCCTGGATTGCAAACAGGCAGGGTGTGTTAGACCATCAAGAGTTTCTTCGTGCTGAGATTTCAAGACTTCGTGGAACCATCTTGGCAAACGATACAAAGGTTTCCAGATTGCAAGAACAAGTTCTTGCAGAACTGGGAACAACTACTGCTGTTCCAAAAACAAAGTACGGTAAAGGACTGGCAGAGGATGCAAAGGGTGTCGCCAAAGAATTGCGTGAGAACGATGCCAAGGGACTAAAGGATGCTCGTGTCCGCCTAAAGAGTAGACTTAAGTCCGACATTGGTCGTGAGCCAACCAAAGAAGAGTTGGCAGACCTTTTCGAAATGTTTGATGATTCAGTCAGGGCTGAATATGTAAGAATAGATAAAAGCACTGTAGAGGCTGGTGGAACACAGCGTCAGTTGGAAATGAAGGCAGAGCAACGTGCTATCGATGCTTGGAAAGCAGATAGGACTGGTGCTGCAAAAGGTGTGATTGGAGACAAGACAATCAACCGTCGTGCTTTCATTCCGGACACAAAAACCGAAGAAACAATGAAACTCCTCAACAACTTGAGGTTTGATTTGATTGTTGAACAGGGTCGTCAGAACGATGTTCTTGAATTGCTTAGCCAGATGAGTGCTGGTCGCAAGGAACTTCTTGCCGAGAAGATGAAGCAGATGCAACAACTGCAGAAAGCAATGGAAGTTAAAGAAAGAATGTTGTTGCCGACAAGCAAGGCTAATCAAAAGGCTGTTAAGTCAAGTGAATCGTTTGCTCAAGCATCAAAGGCGCATCAGAAAGCCAAGGAGGCTTACGATGCTGCTGTTACGTTTGCAGAACACGGCCCGAAACAAATTGAAGAAACCAAGAAGACATTGGCTGACATTCAGAAGATGGCAAAAGACACTAGGTACTGGACATCATCAAAAAGCACTGGAAGAATAAAGGCTGGTTCTGATGATTGGATTGCCGAAGTAGACCAACATATTGATGACTCGTCTTACATGATTCAACAGATATCTGGTGAGTCTATTCCTCAACCAATTAGAACAATTATTGGAACTTATGTTGACGCTAGAAACAATTACATGATGAAGTCATCTGAGATGACAGCGTTCCAGCAAGAGGCAGCGTTTGCTGCCGGCTTGAAGAACATGGAGTTTACTGGCTCTACTTTGCCACTGTCTCTGGTCGGCAAGGTGCCGCCAGAGCAGTTCAACATCGTAAAAACATTTGATGATGGATTTGTTCAGTTGAGTAAGTTCTTCCCTGACATTGGTGTAAGAAAAGAGATTGCTGAGATATTCCAGAACGTACACAGACTGAACGAACCACAGATGGTTAGGGAACTGAGTAAGTTCATGGGCAAGTACACAAAGTTCTTCAAGGCTTACGCTACGTTGACTCCTGGCTTCCATATCAGAAACGGTATGTCGAACACCTTTATGTTGTTCGCTGCTGGTGCTGAGTTGAAGTACCTGAACGAAGGTCTGTCAATGAGTAGGTCTTGGCTTGAGGCATCCAAGGCTGGAAAAACAATCGAGCAGTGGATTGCATCAGATGCTGTGCCTGCAGCAATGAAGCAGAAGGCACGAGATGCAGTGGATGCATTCTTCGGTGCTGGTGGTGGTTTGTCCAATGACTTCTTTGACAGAGGTCTTGCTCCAAGGGGAACAAAGAAGTCCAAAGAGTTTGGTAAGTGGATTGAGAATCATTCACGATTCATGCTCGCATGGGATGGTGTCTCTCAAGGTCTTGACGCCAACTCTGCTTCTGCACGAGTACGAAAGTATCTCATTGACTACACCGACGTATCAACAGCCGACCAATACATGCGACAGATTGTTCCGTTTTGGATGTGGACATCCAGGAACTTGCCAATGCAACTTGGAAACATGTGGCTCAACCCGAAGGCTTACGCAATTTACAACAACATCAAGCGCAACATTAGTGCTGACGAAGAAGGCGATGTTATCCCGCAGTGGATGACAGAGATTGGTGCATTCAAGTTGCCATTTGGCAACAACTTGTACGCAACTGCAGACTTTGGATTCAATCGTGTTGGTCAACAAATTCAAGAACTTTCAGACCCAACAAGATTCCTAGCAAACGTCAACCCACTGCTTCGTGTACCAGTCGAGTTGATGGGTGGCAGGCAGTTGTACAGCAATAGACAGTTCTCTGACAAGCCAGTTGAAGTTGAGGGTGGTGCTGGTGCACTGTTGCAGCCGTTCCTTGCTGCTGCCGGCTACGGCGAGTCTCGTGATGGTAAGAATTTCGTGGACGACAAAGCGTTCTACGCTTTGAGAAACCTCATACCATTCCTCGGAACAGCAGAGCGTCTAACACCATCTATCGACACCTACCAGCAACGTGGATACGTAAACCCACTACTTGGTTTCTTAGGTGTACCTGGTCGTCAGGTTAAAGAGCAAGAGATGCTTTCCGAATTGAAGCGCAGGAATGCGAACATCAACAAAATTGTTTCTAAAGAAAAAGCACTACAAGGAGAATAACAATGAAGCGACATTACACTGGCAACAAAGATGGCGAAGCCAAAGGCTTGCGCCCAGGAATGAAAGTATTCATTGATGAGGTAATCAAACTCTCCAATGGTGCTCTCTGGAACAACGGTGACTTTGGTGTGCGAACGATGCGTGGAAAAGAGTCACTGTCGGTTCACGCCACTGGTCGTGCCGTTGACCTCTCCTACAGACACATGCCTCCAAAGAAGGGTGTGAAGAACGGAAGGCGTGAAGCCATCCGTGTGATGAACATTCTTACAAAAAATGCAGAGTTGCTTGGTCTGGAAGCAATATTGGATTACTTCCCAAAACCACACGGTAGAGGATGGCGTTGTGACCGCAATGCATGGTCGTCATACAAGAAACAAGAAATCACAGGAGCACCAGGTGGCGACTGGATACATTGTGAAATTTCTCCTGCTATGGCAGACGACGCTTCAAAGATGAAACAGGCGTTTCAGAATCTTGTGATTCCTCAGAGTCCTCCAGCCGTACCAGAGCCTGCTCCAGAACAGTAATATCAATCACCATCCCAACAGGGATGTGAACTGGCATTCCAGCAGTCTTTAGGTCTGGTACTTCATCAGGAAAGTATGAGTTGACCACGGTTATATAACCCCGTAGACAATCAGCCCAAAGCCAACCCACCGTCACAACGGTGGCTTCCTTTGGTTCGTACTTCTCGATGTCTGTCCAGCCGTTCTCGCCATCAAAGGCATCACGCCAATGAACGGACACAAGCGGCCATGGGCAACGTACTTCTTTAGTCTTCATATGGGTTGATTCCTTCTTCGTTTAGGTGCATTTCTAGTGTAGCAATTATTCCTGACATGAATGAACTAATACGGAGCCAAGCCATTGGGTCTCCCATCATGCACCTCTGCCAGTATTGACACATCTCCACCGCAGACTGATTGTCTGCGCTCATTACAACGCTGACCCCGCCGGTCATGTTGCGTTCAATCCTCTTGGCGTTGCTGTTCATGGAATCAACTTCATCTGATGGAATGATTTTGTATATCCAATCATTTTCATCAGTCATGTTTCTTCTTCCTTTTCTTATTAGCAACATATATGAACCCTTGGGGCAGACCGTTTTCTTGTACTCCCTGACCCACAGTAACGTCGCCGTAATGCGCCGCAAGAATGCGAGCAACTGTGTTCGGACTGACTTCAACATCAAATCCCACTGTAATCTGTCTCGTCGTCAAAGCCGAGCCTTTCTCGAATGATTGGGTGTTCCTGGAGATGCAACTGTAGCCGACCGTAGGCGGCGTTGCGCAGTCTCCAAGCATGTGTTTTTGTTACGCCAAGTCTTGAACCAAGTTCCTCTAGGGATATCATTTCTGAGTTGAGTGCATCAACAATGAATTGGTCTTGCGGACTCAGCAGTTCAATGCAGTCTGCTACTGCTTCCCGTAGAGGTTGTAGTTCTTCTACCGATTCTTCAATGACATCACGGCTACCAGCCATCATCAACGCTTCAATAGGTGTCTCGGGACGGCGAGTACTACGGATGCGCCCTACCGATTCGGGAGTAAGGGGTACGTCTTTATTCCTCAAGACTTACAATCTTACAGTTCTCAACTGGTATTTCAAAGAACGCTTCACCATCGGTGTAGATGGTGTTCTTGGTTACAAGTTTCTTGAACTCCTTACCATCAACTATCAAGATATGGGTTCGCTCGTGATTGAACATCACGAAGCGCACCTCTTTGGTTCCCTCCAAAAACTTGTACTTTCGTGATGCGAAGTGAACCGTTGGATATGGAAACTCTGCACCACGCCAGTTGTGTTTGATTTCAACTTCAACACCAGTGTCTTCCCCCATCCAGTTACTCAGTACATCTATTCCGTACTGGTCTGGGTTTACTTCTGCCTCGAATCCCTTTGAGCGTAGCCAGTCAATGAGAATCTCTTTTACGGAATCATCTGCGTTGTACAGATTTCGGTCAAATGGTTTCGATGCGGGTTTCATGAGATGAACAATACTGTTATGACTAATGTGCCAATGATGAATAGTGCTATGCGTATCATGCCTTCTCCAAATACAAACTTACTATCTGCTTATCATCGGCGTATGCTACGCCGTTGAGTGCATCAAGAATTGACTTTGCGTAGTTGTCAATATCCCCAGTCAACTTTGACTTCGGTTGTTTTACCTTGGGGTTCTTTTCCAACTTCTCTAATAGCAACTCTGTTCCCTCTACGGTGAATCTCAACTTCATGCTCAACAGTTCATCTTCAAAGAGTGGGCCGTCATACAACTCGCTAATTTCTTTTTCGTATGCAACCGTTTCCTTTGGTGTATACGCCTTGCCAAATCGTGTCATCCTTGGGCGACCTTTTGTCTTGGGTCGCACCGAGAACACTTGGTGGTGTTTGATTTTTTTCATTTTGTAAACTGATTCCTTCCATACGGATTTTGATTTGTGTTGAGTCGACCCTTTTTGTAAGCGTCTTTCATGTTGGCTGAGTTATCTCCAAGCCACAAGTGTTTTGGGTTGACACATTCAGGATTGTCACATTCGTGACAAACGAACATTCCTTGTGGAATCTCTCCATTGTGGATTGTGTAGGAGTATCTATGGGCAAGCCATCTTTTCTTATCTGCTTGGAACAATCCATAACCTTTACTATTTTTTGCTGCATCCCAAATCCAACACGCATCAGTCTTGATTATCTTGCTATAAAATCTTGTGTTTGAATCTTTGATGAATGGAGTAAACATTATGGTCTGAATGGTTCCTTGGTTTCTTGCCCGTAGATGTCTTCTACTATCTTCACCAGTTGCTCAACGCAATCAACTCTGAGGTGAAACTTCCCCCATCGTTTGTCAGCATCCTTCAAGATGGTATAAGCATACTTCATTGGCACATTGCCCTGGTGCATCTTGTGCACCATCTTGCACAAAGTGTTGGAACGGTCACGACCGTCAAGAGGACCATTGCGCCAGATGGTGGCGACATAAGCATCTACATAATCCAACGCCTCTTGGACAGAGGCTGTCATGACTGCTGGCTCAAGTAAAGCCTTCTGTCTGACACGATGCAACTCAGCAAGCGGTCTCAGCCTCTCGGCATCAACTCGCTGTGCGGACACAATCTTCAGGAAGGTATCAAACTTCATGGGACTGTCATCGTGGTTCATGATGTAGCGAACATCGGGTTCTGCATTCATGCCGTTGGGGTACGGCAATCTGACGTAGTTACCAAGCCCTGTGCATTCCTCCTGCTTTGGGTTGACCTCCTTGGGTGGCAGACCAATGGCTTCATGTGCAGACAAGAATGCTCTGCGCATGATTGGTGCTGGTATCCACTCAGTAGCGAACACCCACACATGGAAGCCTTTCACCGTTCGTTCTACGAACGATGGAATGCTCTTGGTGTGTAGTGCCATCTGGAGATTCCTGGCTGAGTCAATGTCATCAACATCAATGTCTGAGCATCCCCAT